CCTTGTGGAATTTCAGTTCCGGGTGTCATATCAACATAAGTATTGGTAGTAGGATCCCATGTTTTACCCATTTCGATCTTATCACCGGCAGGATCACCTGACCATTGTGTGTCAGGAGCATCAAAGAGTGCTTCTGTATCAGCGCGCTCGACTTTATCAGCCCATGCTGTACCACGTTTTGAGGCATCACCTGCTGCGTCGTTGTAACGGGACTTCATCGCAAAAACGGTTCCAGTAGGTCCGTTCATAGGCTGAACACCAGCAACGTCAAATGCAATGAGGTTAGGCATTGAACGACGAACAAGTGAGATAAGGATTGGATCCCAAGCTCCACCGTTAGCGGCAACGTTTGAAGGTGTTTCTTCTGAAAGGTAACTTGCTTGAGCGTTAGTCTCTTGAAGGGCTTTCTCTTGGTTTTCAAGGAGCACTGCTGTCACGCTCTTGCGATTGTGATCTTTGAATGCTGGGGCGTCTGCAGACTCTAAAATGTCTGCCCATTTGGTTTCTAATTCTTCTGAATTGAACATAAGTTATTTGGTTTGTTATAGTTTATTTATAGGATTTGTTATTTAGCGACTGTCCGAAGTTCGTTTAATTTGGACATTCTACTAAGAGCGGAGGTATATTGTGCCATTCTTGGATCTTGCTTAGGCTGTGGCGTAGGCTCGATTTCAAGTTGTGGTTCAACATCTTCTTCGATAATTTCAGTGTCGGCGATAAAATAATCATCGTCACTAGAGTCATCAGAAAGATCAAGATCTTCATTGATGCTCTCACCTTTGAAGTAGAATTGCTTAAGTGTATCAACTGCTTCAGAGAACTGAGCGGTGTTTTCAAAATCAATTTTGCTTGCAAGGGATTTAAGTTTTTCGCTTTGTGTCATTGCAAGACCTTCAGAGGCTTCAAGTACGATAAGCTTACGTTGTGCTTTTTCGTAATCTTCTTTCATTTCTGCAAGATCAGCGGCTGTTGAATCGAATTTTGTGCGGACGGTTTCAAGCTCAGTTTCTACGCTTTCAAACATATCAACTTTTGACTCTGGAACGTCAACATAATTTTCAACAAACACATCCTTGAGACTGTTGAGGAAAGACTCGGCGAGGTCAGCACGAACAGAAGTTTCAATAGCAACTTTATTTTCAGTCATCCATTGTGCAATAGCAAACTGAAGATAATCTTCAACTTGGTGTGCAACTTCATTCTTAATGCCCTCTTCCATTACCAATACTTTTTCTTGGTATTCGGTTTCAAGTTTTTCCGTGGCTTCATCAAGGCGAGACTCAAGCTCAGCTTTGAAGATGATTGCTGATTTAGCTTTGAACTCCTCAGAGAGGGTTTCATCAGATTCAACTAATTGTGTCAATACGTCGACACTAGAATCAAGCGATTCTTTTTTAAGTTTATCTGCCAAATCTTCGTCATCTTCAATCTCAGCATTTTCTGCCATGATCGCATCCATTTCGGCCTCTACATCGGCAATAAGTTGATCCACTTCTTGCTCGAGTAAGTCGGCTTCTTCTTGTAATTTACTCATATTTTTTGTTTTTGTTTCGAGAGGAAGTGATCTTCTATCTCCAATAATCCATATTATAAACGCATTTAACCATTACGAATAGCAGATAAGAAATCTGCAAAATCTTTTGCTTGGGATTCAGCAATTTGAGTTGTGGTCATCCCGTGATATTTTCTCTTCAAAGCATCAGTTTTTTCTTCAACCCATTCATCACCGTTACGGTGGAATTCAACGCCCTCCATGATACCATTCACAAATGCAGAAGGTGCTGATGGGTCTTGAACAACATCAACAGTAGTCAAACGAAATCCGGGACCAACGATTGAAATATCTTTTTTCTTTTCCTTAATCACACCCATGCCCCGAGTGGACACACCAAGTTGACAACCACCTTCAAGCAATCCTTTAACGATTTTACCCATTGGGGTATCGAGGATTTTTGCTTTTCCGATTACATCATCACCATCCCATTCAAGAGACGTGATCCTGTGACTAACTTTGTCAAGGTTGATGGATGGTCCTGACGGGTGATTTAATTCACCAACAGCACGATTTGCTTTAACATAATTCTCGATATAATCCGCAACAGCTGGAGCCATTACGTCCTTAGGATAAATCCGGCGGTTATGGTTCGGCTTATTTGTCTGGATAAAGATACCCTCAATGTAGTGTTCCTTTTGTCCATCTTTTGCCTCGACAATATTGGTTGCAACATTGTCTGAATGTTCTGTGATTAGTTTCATGAATCTTGATTAAAAACTGTGTTTGCGATTTCGGGCTTAGCCACTTCCACCGCGTCTCTTGCCAAACCTTGCATGATGTCAGCGAAAACAGCGTTTGCTTTTTCTTTGTTGTCATCCATGATGGCATCAATTAACTCTCTTGTGTGCATACTTTTATTTATATAATTTACAATTTACAATTTAAAAACCATCGTCGTCATCCGGCTCATTTTTCTTCTCTTCCTCGATTTCCTTTTGCATCTTCTCATGTTCTTCATCAGTTATGCCAAGGATTTCACGACGTGCCCAAGCCTTTGAGTAATATTTACCAATAAGCTCCTGCATAGAATCCATAACTTCTCCACGTTGGCGGATAAGTTCAAATCTTTTCATTTCTGAGAAATATGAATCTTCCCGGAAATCGATTCGAATATTTTCAACCATTTCATTCCAATCCTCTTCAGTAACAATTCCCTTTAGGATACATTGCACCTTCAAAGACTGCATGAAAATCTCACTGAATTTTTGTCTCAACCGGTTAACAAATTTCTGGAATCTCACTTCATCACGAAGCATTTCAGTCGCAGTTCCAACGGCGTATTGAGCATCTTGTTCAAGTCGTCCAGATGGAACGTTCAACGATTTATACAATTTTTTCTGGAAGAATAAAATATCATCAATATCACCTAGGTTGCTTCCACCCGGAAGAGTCTCAATTTGAGTGCCTCGTCCACCTTCTTTTCGCGGTAGCCAGAAATCTTCCAGCATACTCATATGGTTTTGAGAATCTTTTAGCTGCCCAGTAGAGGCGTCATAAACCATTTTATTTTTATACTTATTTCGAATGCCTTGCACATAAGCTTCAGCTTTTCCTGTAGGTAAGTTACCCACATCAATATAAAAGATTCTTCGTTCTGGTGCTCGTGACAAACGATACACAACCAACGCATCCTCGACTCGTTGCAATTGGTTAATGATTTTAACACTTTTATTCAAGTGTGATACAGCATACTTTCCATCTGGTGATGTGATCCCGGATGGGACATAGATCACAGAGTCTGGACTAAGTTTTAAACCACTTCTGCCTTGGGCGATACCACCTTCTGAATACAGGTAATATTCATTTTTGATATGCTTTGTAACCACATCAGAACCCTTTTGCTTCTTAGTTTCAACCTCTTTAACTTTTTTAATGTTTGTAGGCTCAAGGAGGTCGATCCTTTTGATTCCTTCATTTTGTTTTTCAGAATCAACCACCATGTGGAAATACAACTTGCCATCAATATACCACCGACGGAAGATGTCATGTCCATAAGCATTAAATTTAAATAAGCTTAGAACACTTTTAAATTCCTCTGATACGGCTTTATTCACTTTATCTCCAAATCCTTTACCTGAAATGTCAAGTGTTACTGGAGGGCCTGAGGTGTCAGATACGATAGCAGCATCAACAATATAGGTAATTGCTTGCTCTGCTTCTGGGACAGCTGCTGCCGTTCTCCATCTTTGGATCAAAAAATTCTCATCAGATTGCATAGTAGACACATCCAACGTGTGAACGTCGAACCCAGAACTAGCTGAGGAAATAACAAAACTTCCATCAGAATCAATTGGAGTCGCAATAGACGGGAGCTCTTCATCTTGTTCTACTTCCTTGGTCTTTTTCGAATCTTTAGAATCTCTTGTTAACGTGAAACCGAATAACTTCATACTTTTTATTTATACAAAAAAAGGTGGAAGGATTTCTCCCTCCACCTTTACCAACACACCAGAAAAATCTAGGTGTGAAAAGTTTTACTTAGTGTTTGTGTTATGCCAATATTGATATTCAAGTGTAACCGAGAATTCTTCAACAGCATCATTGCTTTCCCAACCAAGTTCGATTGGTCCAATGTTACTTGGCCAGCAACCAACAAATTCATACTTCTTAATGTCCCCACCGTTTTCACGCTTCTCTTGAACAACTTGACAATCATGAAGATAGTTGTTGTCCTCGAAACCTGCATCAGATACGTTTGAGCGGTGGTTGTTAACTTGGTCAAGCCATTTTTCAAATGCGGTGCGAACTTTCCAGTCAGCATCGTTGAATACGGTAATTTCCCATGGTTCAAACACACGGTCACCAGCAACTTTAAATTGACGGCCACGGAATGGCACGGCAATTACCCCAACTGTAGAAGCTGGGATGGAAGCGGCTTTAACTAGAATACCTGTTGCCTCGTCGATCAAATCAGATTTTCCGATATGAACACGATAGAGGTTTGGGCGAGCACCTCCTTTGAAGCTACTCTTAAATTGATCAATTCCTTTAATACTCATTTTTTTATTATGTTAATTTTTAATTACTTAGCTCCGGTTGCAACGTCAAACGATACACCAGTTCTAGTGGCAACAAAGTTCAATGTGATGAAGTTAATTGATCGGGTAGGTTGAATGTAAATCGATGCAACAAACCGGTTAGTGTCAATAACATCACCAGTGTTGTTTGTCTCGTCACAAACTACTTTGAAGTCTGTAATACCACGACGGCCTTGAATATCCCGAAGGAATGGAACAATCGCATTAAGGAATGCTGCCCGTGTGTATTCATCGTTCTGCTCGAACAATTTGAATTTAGCGGCACGTGAAATTGCTTTTTCACATGAGATGAACAAACGGCGAACGTTGATTCTATCAAATGCTGAAGGTTTAGCAAGTCCAGTCTTGTCACCCCAAAGCACAATACCTTGTCCCGGGAACGCAACCAATGGGTTGATGTTTTTGCTATAGAGATTGTCTCTGTGAGCAAGGGCAGGGTTGAATGCAAGTTTGATAACATTACGGAATTGGCCTTTATTCAAACCAGCTGGGCTGATCCAAGGGTCAAGGTTATTCGCGACATGGAGACCTGCGACGTGTCCAGATGCTGGGATCCAAACATAAGCATCACGATAGCTGTTATACACATAAAGTGGGCTTGAATCTTTCTCGTAGTAACTAGAACTTGGGAAAGAGGCGAACTTTGCGATCACTGCATTCTCTTTGTCTTGATCAGTGGCTGCATCAACAACTGCATTGACAGGAGCTGAACAAATTGCCATGCAATCTCCACGTTGAGAACAGATTGCAACAAGATTCTTATCAACTGCGCCACCACCGTCTGTACCTTCTTCAACTTGCTGAGCAAAGAGAAGATCAACTTCCATGGTCTCAGAATCTGCAAAGAATTCAGAAGCTGCAATGATTCCATCTGAAGAGAATGCGGCGAGCTCTTGTCCCGGAGCAACATCTTGTCCATACTTAAGCTCAGTTTTGATGCTTGAAGCAAGGGTGCTGACAAGGTCATCTGATTCAAGTTCAAGTGCAGCAACCATGTAGTCTTGCAATGCTTTATTGAGCTTTGCTTCAGCTTCATCAAATGCGGCTTTGGCTGCGTCGTATGTTTCAACCGCTGCATCCAATGCAATACTTGTTCCAATATAGGTAACATAAGCATCACGAAGAGCAACCCATGCAGCACTGACTGCTTTGGCACTGGCATCATCTCCAGATTGAGCAACAAGATCAAGGAGACCATCCACTGTATCTGTACCATATAGGTATTCCTGAACTACGCCTTCATTTGCCGGATCGCCGGTCATATTATCTGCCCAATATACATAAGCCTCTTGGAGAGCCACACGAGCTTTACCTTCTACAGTTGTCTGGTCATTTGATGCATCATCAACCCAAGCTTGTGATTCAGTATTTGTAGGGATTGCTGTGCTTGGTAACACTGCTTTGAATCCAGTATAAGCGTATTCAAGCTTTGCATAAGCAAGATAATCATCCACTGAAGTGCTTAAACCTTTAGCAATTGTATCAATAGTTGCATCGACAACATCCAAGTCAATTGTTGTTGGGGCTGTCCCGTTGTTTGCGGCGATTGCATCAACAACATCTTGCTTCTTACTTTCAACATCAGCTTCCGCCGTGTCATTCGCGCTGGTTTTGTCATCCTTTGCAGTCCCAGCAGCTGTGAGAGCGTTTTGCGTAGATGTCAACTCAGTCTGCAATGAAGCAATAGTATCGCTTTGCTCAAGCGTAATATCAGCAAGATCCAATTCAAGGATCGCGTCAATCTCTGCTGCAGTTAGATCAACGTTAAGATTATCGTTTGTAACTGAAAGAATGAAAGTCTTCTTGAGCATCGCTGGAAGCAACGTTGTTCGTGTTGAAAGATCAGTGTCATTGTATTTCAATTTTGGACTATCTGCTGCAACCCAAATATATTTTGAACGAGCGTTGATATTTGACGCCCAGTTATTAGATGAACCGTAGTCATCCCTTGCATTAGAACAAACTGAGAGTCCTTCAAAAACTTCTAAAACTGTGCCGGGAGCACCGGTCAACTCACCACCTTGATCAACCACAACAATCGCGATTTCATCTTGAGGGGCATTGTGCTCATCTTGATTTGTGAATGCTTGTGACCAAGCCGTTGCTGTTGGCTTGTATGTGAGGTTGTATTTAAGGATAGGATTTGCGGCAAGAGCTTTTTCGTAAAAACTTCCCATAACTGCATAAACAGCAATAGTATCACCTGTTGCACCGGGGTAACGAGCAACGATATTATGCCCACCACTAAGTAGTTCAAGCATGTTTCCATCAAGATCAGATTGAGTGTTGATCTGAATTTGAAGTGTGTCAATTCCGCTTGTTGAGTTGTATGTAACGTTTCCGCCAGCACGGACAACTTTCAAGTGATTACCGTATGCAAGGAAACCTGCTGCAGTGAAGAATGAATCTTCAAGCGGTCCAGCCTCAGTGGGTGCACCATAAATGTTCACGAGTTCTTTCTCGTTTGATACTGTGACAACCTCGTTGATAGGTCCCCATTTAAAATATCCTACATATCCACCAATATTAGTGGAAGTTTGTGGGATAACCTCTGATAGATCGGTCTCCTGAATTTGGACACCGGGTGATAATAGATTAGCCATTTGTTTTAGTTATTTATAAAGTTCATGATAAGATTTTTCTCGATACTATTATTTATGCAATTGAGCATTTACCAGCATACTTCCTCTTCATCGTCATCTCCGAACATTCCTGCAAAGGGGAGGTCTCTTTCAATTGACTCCAACTTTTCTTTAAATAACAAATCTTTCAAATCAACGCCTTCAACCTCGTTGAACATTGGGGTGTCGACATACCATCCAAACAACACGAGATTCATAACGAGATCATCGTGAGCTCCCTGAGCTGCTTCATAGCTACTACCCCGCGACTCAAATGTACTCAATTCCACGATTGTATCTGCATCATGAATTTGTAATTTTCCTAATTCAATCAAATCCTTCAAGTTAGAACAACCTTCTCGTTTAACCTTTTTCGTCATTGTAACACCAATTCCGTTACTTTTCACGGCGGACGTTACAAACATATTTTCGTATTCCAATTCATAATACAGCTGGTTACACACAACCATTCCCGCATCGTTATTCTCAACAAGAAGCAATCCCTCATTATACATCCGTCCAACCTTATCAATAATTGATGGAAATACCAACGGAGACACCATGTTGTTTTTGTAGGTGCACACCTGTTGGAATGGATCCGTTGAGGTATCGATCACGGTAATGGTCGACGAGTCTTGTCCTCTCCCTTTTCCAACATCACATAGAATAACGTAATTATGCTCTGGAATTGCCGGCTCAAAAATCTTCACATCGCCTTTCCTATATTTGGGATCTCTTGCAGTTAATCCTAGTAAAGCATTACTATCGATTAACGTGTTACTGCTTCCAATAAATTCAATATCGAATTCCTGTTTAAATTGCTCCGGAGATGTGTTGGCAATCGTTTCCTCTTTCCATTTTTCATCTCGATTTGGGTGTTCCCACCATTCAATTTTTAGAGGGGCAAATTCAGACGTCCCATTCACAGCTCCTTCCCATAGCTTGTAGAACATGTTTGCAATTCCATTTGGTGTCGAGGTCACGATAACCTTGGTACTTTTACCAGATGAAATAACTGGATATGTGGAAGTGAAAAATTCTTCAGACCGCTGAATGAATGCCATTTCATCAATGAACACAACGTTGATTGACAGACCACGAATTGAACTGGAGCTAGTTGACGCCGCAATAATTTCAGAATTATTACTGAATGCAATATTTCCTTTATTCAATACTTTCACCCCGGGCTGGAGAAAGAATGGGAGGTTTTCCAACATGAATGTTATGCGGCCTAGCATCTCCCTAGCTGTTGCTGCTTTGTTTGCTAGAATTGCAATAGTTTTATCTGGATTGAAAATTGCATGGTGAAGTAGATACCCACATGAAACAATAGATTTTCCCATCTGTCTTGGCAGCAATAAGATACTAAAACGGTTTTCATCGATGTGCTTGATCATCCGTTTCTGGTAATCGTACATCTTGAACTTAACCGTGCCTTCATCAAGGGAAACGATCTTCACATAATTTTCAAGGAAATACTCGATGTCATTCATACACCGCAAATATTCCTTCAGTTCTTCTTGAGTATATGATATTGGGACACCATCCCGTTTAACCATGGAATTGCCATTATAACTAAACTCCTTTGGTTTGTCGTCTGAAATCATACGTTAATGGTTTTTTGTTTAGCTAAAAACTCTTGAAGCTCTGCCGTGCTCCCAACAAAGATTGCATTGTTTGTCGTAGATCCACCCTCAGAAGCCGATCCTTTTCCTTTATGGAATTCTTTCCGATCCTTGCCAAGTCCCATCAGTTCTTTGTTCATTTCCACAGTCTGCTTGAGCATTGCTCCGAGAACTTCAAATGCACGAGGGTGCTCTGCGTCCATGGCTAGATCCTGTAAAGCTTTAATTGATTCCACACTCGTGGTAATCATATCCCGTATATTGTCCCGGGCAAAGGCATAGTCCTCCTCAACATCAGATGTCATCTCGGCATCCATTGGCTCCGGCTTGAACTCTGCAACCCTCAATTCTTCTTGAGCTTTTACAGGTAAATTGCCTTTTAAACTTTCAGCTATTTCTTCTTTCGTCTTCATAATTCATTTTCCCATGGGTCATCCATTAGGTTCGTATTATAGTCGATAACGACTTCATTGAGTTCATCGTCATCTTCTTCTTTTGTGCGGATCCGTAATCCTTCTTCTTTCCCATCTGGGCATGCGACCATACTCACATCAACGCTCTTGATCAATTCCACACCGTCCGGGCCGCCTGTAATATCACCAATTGCAAATTTAACATTTGCTGAAAAGTTCAAGGTGTAAACGATAGTTCTTCGTGAATCTGACAATCCACCTTGGTAACTATCCTCAAAAGTCACGGATTGAATTGTAATAGGCACATCACCTATTGATTCCGGACCTTCCATTCCCTTCACGGTGATGTTATATGTTGGATTGAAAAATGGTAAAATTTGCTCAACCACCTGTAAACATTCATCTTGAGTTCTGGAAATAATACTCAACTGGAAGCGAATAACATACGGAACCGCCTGCCAATATTTTCTGGTTTTTCCATCCTCGCCTCTTTGAAGTGTTTGGTTCAACTTGTTCAATGATACGGATGCATCCCTTGTTATATCAGCAATCTCAAATGCCATTCGTGGTAATTGAATTGAAACCGATTCATCACGCTCTTTCAACCGGGCCAAGTATCTCTGCTTTGGCGCATACGCAAGGGGAACCTTGACAATTTCAAGTCCTCCTTGCTTTGGTCGACCGATGCTAATATCATTAAATAATGCACCAAAAACCGCGACGATCTTTTTGATGTTTCCGTTGTAAAAGTGTGGGTATCCTAACATAACTTAAAATGAATTGAATGGGTCTCCAAATGGATTTGACTCCGAGAAGTCGACGAAATCAACTAGATTATCTTTTGCAAATTCGTTATTCTGAACAGTATCTGTGTTTCTGAAGTGAGCATCGTTTGAATCATCTGAAGTGAGTTGACGGACAACAACAGATACTTTTCCGGATTCAACCCCAGTAAATGTGGTGCCACCTCCAACTCGAACTTCCTTACCACCGTCAAATGTCAATGGGCCAGTCACGATTGTATATTCTGGAGGAGTCACCATCATATCAGTTTCCTCAAAGAAGAACTCCGTGGATCCAGTCTCACCATTTGGAGTCGCAAATATCAATGTTTCATTATCATTGAATTCTGCAGCTTCCTCAACCAAGAATGTTGTTGTCGTGCTTGCTGCATCCTGAATCGCATTGATTTTGTCGTTATCTGTATCAATGTCCTCGGAGGTATATTCAAACAATTCACAGACGAGATTGAATGTTGGGAGATTTGCAAATTGGAAAAATGGTTTTTTCGAATCAACATACCGGATTTCAAATAATGAATCCGACATAGGAAGATAAATCAAATCACCGGGTTTTGGTTCCGCTGTATTATTTTCATAACCATGCTCGTTGATCAACTGGTTCCATCTAAGATTGGACACAATGAAAGTCGCTTCATCCCGCACCTCAAGTCCAAACCGTTCCAGAAGTTTTCCATCACCCTCAAATCCTTCAACATTTTGAAGGTACATCTCAACCGTGAATGAATCGTTAAATAACGAGTTCAAGTTTTCATTGAGGATCGGATCCCTCTTGAGCATTTTCCGAGGGATGTAAACAACATCTTGTCCATACATCTGAATGCTCTCAATGATAAGAGACTCATACAGAGTATCCTCAACATACTTTTCTGGGTTCTGTCTAATGTATGGATTGATCATGTTATCCTACGTAAAAGTCGATTGGTTTTTCATTTTCAAGTCTCCATGTTTCTTCAAGAGCTTGAATCTCGGCGACAGCATCATCATATGTCTGCCGTCCGTTCAAAGTCACCCCACCCGGAAGTTGCATGCCTTCAAACTTGATAAGGTTTTGTCCCCACTGTTTTTTGATCAGAGCGGTTGCTAATTTTTTCAGGGATCTGTCGTTGAACACATCTGGATATTGATCTGGATCAATTGCTGTATATGCTTCAATCAGGATGGAATCACCCACTTGAAATTTCCGACTAATATCAGTTAAAAACTTGAGTTCATTTTTATGCCGCGCATACTTGATCATTATGCCGCGATTGAATAAATTATCGATTGCATCAATCTCCTCTGTGACAAGGTAGAAGTCTGTCAATCCATCATTTATTCCCTGTCTATTGAACTGATCCATGAGAGCATATTCTGGATTGAGCAAATCATCAAGGTGTTTGCCATTACTCAGTCCGCCTCCATAAACTCTGCTCACTGACAAAATCGCATCAGGTAAATTCATGACTGCATTGTTGTCAATATCCTCTTGTGTTAATACATGAACAATATAGTTAATGTCAATTGCATCCATGTGAAACTCATGGTAAAACTGAATTGCTTCATCAATCCGGTCATCTAATTGTTCTGGAACTACGTTAACTTCAAGCATCGGCTTACCCAACGCTCTCAAACAATATTCGCCTAGTTCATCTCTGCTAGTTGGAATCATACCTTTATTTATAAATAAAGTTACTATGAGTTATATACCAAATGCAATTATCCCATTGAACGACACTGGAGTTGAAGTTTTTACGAATCTCGGCTTTAAAGCGGTCAAGTCCATTAAAGTCTACCGAGTAGAAGGCGACGATATTTTTATACGGGTCGGATATTCCGGTAAATTCAAAACGAGTCAAGAAGAGCTAAATTCTTGGGCCGCTTAGTCCTTTTCAACATCTCGCGAGATCGGTTTTATATGGATCTCGTCTAAAGAATTCCGGCGGGGACTCCCTCCGGAATTTATTTTTATTTCCTCTTCCATGGATTCTCTCAATCTTCTGAGTTCCATGGTGCATTCTCGTGTGAAATCCACGGCTGCATTGTGTCGTCGGTCGGATGCTATTCGTTCCTCTCTCAGCTGCTCATAGTGGGCTTCTCGATCTTTTCGAGCAACATCCCTTTCTTCATTTAATTGCTTCCACAAAAAATAAGTTACGGTTACGGCAAAGCCCCAGCCGCCTACGACTCCAACATCAGAACCCATTGTCCCTGCTGTGGTTCCCAGAAAACCGCTACTTACAATCAGAGCGATTTTTACTGGGATTGTTGAATAAAATTCCATTATGTAGTTATTTATATTTGAGGAACTTTACACCTTACTCAACGTCCAAGCTTCATAAGCTTCTCTTTCCGGAGCGTCATAATGATCACCATTTACATCATTCAGCTTTCTGAGCACACCTGTCTCAAACGGGAAGCTTAAATATTTGCCGGTATTGTTTGTTGAAAACACCTGAGGTGAAAGTCCATCAACAGTATTGCCCGTGAACTTGATATGAATATTATTTCGAGAAACAAATTGACATGTCCAACCTACTGGAAATTGTGGATCTCCTGCGTCAGTCAACTCAGTAGTTGATGGGATTTCGATGTAAACAATTCGAGGTGCATCCGTTGGCCCTTCCATTATCGCAGGATCAGCATTCTCCGTGAAAAAGATAATCTTGTTCTGATGTGCTGTTGGATCAAGCCTAAAAGTCGTGAGATCCGCTGGTAATGAAACTGACAAAGGCTCATAACCATCATTGGCAGGTCCTTGTAAACCCTGTAGACCTTGCTCGCCTTGATCTCCTTTAGGGCCTTGTGTCCATTCACCAAGATCTTCCCAATGTTCTAGCTCAGGCGGAGATGCGGCAGCATCAGCAGTATGATAGTAATAAATGTGAGGTGCCGCAAATGGATTTCCATCATTTTCCACTTCTCCAATTTTCACTAATGCCAACGCACCATTTGAAGCGTCAAGTGGATCGATACTTCCGTCTGCAACAGTCGGAAGGTTTTGAGCATAATCAACAAGAGTGTGTAGAATAAATGGCTCGCCCCGTTCACCTTTGATATTGCCCAACGATTCAACATTACCATTTGAATATTTGACTTTGAGGAGTTCAAGTGGTTCACGCAATCCACCTTGTCCATCGATGCTAGTCAATTCAATCCCAATAACAGCGGATTCTCCGTAGATGTTCTTGACCACCTCATCAATCATATCAAACCTATCAAGATTGATTGCTCTAATTGTGCCTGAGGTTTCTTTATAGAATAACTTGGCGTCGGCCATATTTATCGCGATTTCTCCCGCCTCCAATGAGTCCACGGTAGGCGCCCTACCTGTGGTATATGAGTGCTTGAGAATGATTCGTGCTTGACTATTTAAACTCATGTTATTATTTATTTAAGATTTGCTGTGATGTCAGTGAATGAAGTATGAGTTGTGCTCAAATCATGAAGCGGGAAATCCGATTCAAATTTGTTTACACCATAGGCATAATGCGGAATCGTTGCTTTCTTGAATGGATCATCTCCAGCAACATGTAGCTTGAATTCACCGGTGGTTTCATTCTGGGTTAGCAAGTATGCAGTCCGAGGAAGTTCCAAAATATTCACAACCTTTGTGTTTTCCGGATCAAACACAGGAACATCAACTTTTGATAATGGGTTAAATCTCTTGTAATACTCAATTGGATGTGGGATCGAATATGGTTCTGCCAATGTTGGATCTTCATCCATTGCTATTCTTAGAGGTTTGATTTCACCTGTATATCGGTTAATTGCAGGAATATTATCTACATCATCTTTGATATATTGTGAGTAAATATCACTTGGTAATATCGGCCACTTTCCATCATAATCAAGGGTAGATTCTAGTGGTTTCCAGAATGCTTTATCATCGATTCTACCACGACCAAATACACTCGGAAGGATTCGTCCAATGTCATCTGAACCTAAACTTTCTGAATCAACCTCAAATCCAATTCCTCTGGTTCCTCCTGCGAATAATCCAAATTCAACTTTATTTGGATCTGTAACATTTAAATTGTAACTGCACTTAGAATTAAATTGTTCATAGATTGTTGAGCAATTTTGATCAATCCAAAGATACTTTTGACCAGCCGCACCATTTATTTCTTCAATCGAATACAACCTATCATCAAGGGAGTGCTCGGTGTCAATGTAATTCCAATATTCAATATTTAGATTCGCGGCATCATTTACTCCTTGCACGATTCCTCGGTTAAATAACCCCCATCCAGTTGCCCATGTTTTGTTATTTATTCCATCGTCCGGAGTGTTTTCAATGGCAAGATCTGTTGACCTTAACACCATGAATTCAAAACCTCTTGAGGTTATTCTCATTGGGCCTGTGCTAGTTCTTCCAACATTGAATGCACCCCATGAATAATCTGC